TTAAGGCGTTTCACCATCGAGCAGCCGTCCAGGTTGTTCCTGTCGTTGGCAGGCTTTCGGGCCTGTCTGCTCGCCGGTCGCCGGTAGAGGCAATGCGGTCTGTTGTTTGTTGCGCTGACTGTTAAAGAGCGGTTCAGATTTCGCTGCTAGCCCGTGTTCCGTTGGCTTACGATATAAATTAACCGCCGGTTTATCAGTGGTCAATACCGGCGGTTAATTTATTTTTTCTGGGTTGTGCGATATTCTTTTGATAAACCTGTATGGATGTACAGCAATTGGAGGCAGGAATGGCAAAGGCGCGAAAACAAGAAGGGAATGCGGAGCGGCAGGAAATGACGGGGATAGAGCGACTTGGCCTGCGCGTCTCATCGATGATCAATCATCCGGTCGCGCAGACTCAACGCTGGGTGACAATCCATCGCCTGGACACGGACGGTGAGAGGGAATGGGAGGAGGTGATGGGTCTGTTATCCGAGACGGATGGCATCGAGATGACGTTCAACGACGACGAGTCGGTCACGTTGAAGTGGGAGACCCAGGCCGAGGAAGATCGTGTGGTTGAACTAGAGGATGCGCTAGAGGTGGAGGAGGTCGCACCTTTCTAAAGACGCAAAAAAGCCCGCGCTTGGCGGGCTTTCGAGAAGCTGATCAAAGATTATAGGCGTACTTTTCATCGACCTTGCGCTTTTCAAGCGTATACCGTTTCAGGTCGATCTCATCCGAAGCTAACTTGGAATCGAGCGTATCAATTTCACCCTTTCTTAAGCTAGAGACATGGGCTTTGGTGGCTTGATAGTTGATGGACTCCGCTGCGTCATGCCCGCTGACTGGATCCCAAAGGATAGAGAGCGGCCAAAGCAAAAGATTCGCTACGCCATAGCCATACGAGCGGCCATAAAAAGAACCTCCACCAGGTAGAAGGCCGAGACCAGCGGCAAGGCCGGGGCTTTTCTCCTCCACTGCGAGGTTTTTGGCGCGATAGCTCGCGAGCTCAGACTCCTGAGACGAGTTTAATCCTGTAGCGCAGCCTGTGGTCAATGCTATTAGCGTGGCAGCGGTCAAATTGCGAAGCGTAAACATCCCCAACTCCTTCAGTGCTTATCCATTCTCGGCCGACTAGGCCTTGAGCCGGCAAATCTTACACTAAATGGTGGCATTTTGACTTCATTCTTAACTAAATGGGTATTTTGAAAAGTTAAAGACCACAAAAAGCCCGCACGGAGCGGGCTGTTTTTCTCACACTGGTCGCTAATCCTTAAGCTGAAGTTAGCGTAGATGGCGCTTTCCGGAATGCAAGTCGGAAACGAAAAGCCCGGCACTAGGCCGGGCTCTTGATGCACGTGGCCAAATCCCTCTGGCTGACCGCATTGTGCGGTTTAGGTGTGACGAAGGCGTGACAGGGTAGAGGGCCATGCTGACCTCAGGCTATCGACTCAGGATTTTGGGCTGAGATTTCCACTGATCGGGCATTAAGTCGTTCTTCGCCAGCTTTGAAAATAGTGATCAGGTGATGGATGGCCTGGGCATCAATCTCATTACCGGCCAGACTGAGCCGCTCAGCAATACGCTTCAGCTCCACCGCTGACCACTTCAGGTCAGAGGCAACGCCCTGAAGGTCGCGCTTTAGGTCTTGGTCTGGCTTCTTCAAAGTCATATCGTCACACTAGGTTAGCGTTCCACACCAGCAGCACGCGCGCCTGGATGTAGGTGTCTTCGGCCCTGATTGTTTGAGGCGGATGCCGAGGGTTGTCAGAGAGCATGTTGATCTGCTCGTCACCCAGCCACTGAAGCCGCTTAATGTATAGGTGGCCTTCCCAAGAGAACATGTAAATCCCGTCCCCCACGAATTCACGGATGCTGATGTCGACGAGCAGAGGGTCTCGGTGCTTGATGGTCGGAGCCATCGATTGGCCCCAGCCGGTCACCATCTTGAGATGGAAGTGCTCTTTGAACTCAACTCCCATCTCGCGCAGGTGCTGGGGGCTAACCCGGACATCCTGCAGCATCTCTGGATAGTCATGAGGTATCTGCCCGCCACCCATCGCTGCGCGGACATCGTAGTGTGCAATCCATACCTCGTCGCCCACTACGCCAGGACGGTAGTAGTCGATCTCAATCGCACCGCCGCCGTCATCTGCTTCGGCCGCCGCAAGCAGCCGCCTGCGGGCTTCCTCAGACAAACCCTTTCCTTGTTTTTCGAGCATCTGCCGAACCATATCGGCGGCAGACCCGCTCTGTGATGGAGCATTCGCTTGCTCTGCAGCACCTGTCAGGCCGCTGATTTCAGCCGCCAGACGCTTGCTGAATCTCTCAATGGGCACATCAAGCAGGCGTGACAATACCGCTGCAAACTTCACGTTTAGAGGGTTAGTCCCATTCAGGTACATCGCGACTGCTGCGGAAGAAATATCAGCCGCTTCCGCGAGGCTTGCTTGAGTCAAGCCGAGGGCGTTCTTTTTCGATACGAAAAGCGCCTTAGCGGCGTCGCACTCAGCTTTTAGCTCTGGGGAAAGTTCTTTCTTTCTGCTCATCCGTGAAATTTAACCGTTGGTTAATTTATTTGCGTCAACCGGCGGTATTGCTAGAAAACTAACCGGCGGTTAATATTTGTCTCGAAAACACCATTCGAGATTTTCAGAATGAAGCAGATCCCACTAACAGAGCTGGTCGCTACGAAAGGGCAGGCCTTTGTCGCTAAGTCTCTTGGGGTCAGCCCCGCCGCAATCAGCAAGGCCATTTCCGCCGAACGAAACATTTCCGTCACCTGCAATGAAGACGGGACCTTTGAGGCTCATGAACTCAAGGCTTTCCCAGCGCAGTCAGCACCAAAGAAGACAGCCGCCTAACCAACCAACATTCGCCTCGAAGCGAGCGAGACAGTTGCGCGCTCAAAACCACGCAACTCATCACCGCCAAGACGATCACGCAATGGGTTCGCAATCTGCTCAAACGCAGGCCACAGCCTGAGCTGAGACGACAAGGGAAGGGTGGATGCCAAGGCAACCACTAGGCAACAAAGGGCGCCTATCTCGCCTTGCAATTCGGATTGATTGGTCATGGATACGTCCCTGATCAGTTGATGAACAGATCATCGCCTTGTTGGCATTGAGCCACCACGGAAACTGTAACGAGGTTTTACGAATGGACGATTTCCTGCGGGCTTGCCAAAGCGCGGTCCTCGACAACGAAGCGAAGGTACTGGCCGGCCAACTACGACCCGCGCGTCTATGCGGACGACGACAACTTCGCCGATAACTAAGGATTGCGGAACATGCTGACTATGCCTGACGGTATTCCGCTGCCGTCGCGAGACGGTTACGGCTTTAAACCTACCAGCCCAATCGTTCGTACGACCTTTGTCAGCGGTAGGGCCAGAAATCGGCGCCGCTACCGCAGCGTGCCGACGGAAGTGTCGGTGACCTGGCTGTGCAATGCCGAGCAAGCCCGTCTGCTTGAGGGCTGGTGCAAGTGGGGAATCGGCTGGGCCGATTGGTTTCTATGCCCCATCAAGAGCCCGCTCGGCCTGATGCAGACACAGGCTCAGTTCACGGACATTTACGAGGGCCCCATGTTGGTGGGCATCAACCTATGGCGATACACCGCTGTTTTGTCCCTTTTTGAAATGCCGGTCATCTCCGAAGCCGAACTGACTGACATGATGGCCGGGATTGACATCAGGGTTATGAATTCGAGTCTGCGCAGCCAACTGAAGCGCTGGTATACGAAGTCCTGGCCCGGCGCGGCATAGTCGTTCGATCGAGAGAATTCATTTTAATTTTATAGCCCGTCACTGAGCGGGCTTTTTTTCGCTTGGAGAAAATATGAGCGGACCTTCGGATCTCGCCCGGCTTACCACAACTATCGATGCGGCAAATGAGCTGCTTCTTTCCGATGAAATCAAGATGATGGATGTGGGTGACGGCGTCCAGCGCCCGACGAACGCTAAGGTTCTGGCCGATCTCTCCACTCAAATGAGTGGTGCGCTGATTTACACAACGGCGGCCCTTGGGCTTGCAGGGACGGTCGCGGGTGGGTACTTCAGTGTTATTTCGCCGGAGAACGATCAGTATTTAATCCTCTATAAGAACGAGGCTGGTGCTGCCGTTGAGAAGGATCGGTACCCGAATGCTGTAGCCACAAAGCGTGCTTCCGAAACAGCTGATATGGCCCTTCAGCTCGCCAACCCTCGATCGTTGTCTGACGTCATGCCCTGGGCTGTTGTAGATCAGTTTTACCGAGCGATTCTCGGGGTTAAATCTTCAGGTGTCGCACATGCTGTTCTTGACCGCCTACCTGGCTTGGATCTATTGGGTGAGTTTTCATGGGCTGTGACCGACACGACTGGCGTGGTGCTTCTTGGTATCAAATGGTCTGGAGAGGTTGTTGTCTATGGTCAATCGGTAGGCGAAGTCACCGCCTATGCGGACGGCCCGGTGGGAGGCCAAGACATTTTCGTGCTCGTTAACGGTGCGCCTTACCAACTGACTTCAAACGGAGATAGTTTTTCTCCCAAGGTGTCAGATGGTCGAGTTTCGTTCGTCCGCCGAGCCGGCCCGGTTAACTCCGTGAATATGGACATTCCTTTGCCCGGTAGCGTGGCCGCTTTTATTACCCAAATTCTTCACATCGTAAGTTCAGGGCAGTCGCTTTCAATGGGCTCCGGATCAACACTCACGACTATGCAGCCGCCTGTGGCAAATCGACTGCTGACCATTCAGGACGGTGTTCGTCTCGCAAATCAGGACGACACGCTCACATCAGGAATGATTGCGCCATTCAAAGCTCTGGTGGGTAAAACTCAAGAGGTGCCAGTAGTTCAGATGGCGGCGCAGATCAATCGCCTGCGCGGTATCCCTTCGAATGCGGGGGTACTGGCGACTGCGCATGGGCGAGGTGGGTGGTCGATCGCTCAGCTCTCTAAGGGAACGCTTCCATACACGAACAGCATCACCGCGGTTACTGGGGCGAAAGCACAATGCGCCGTTCTTTCATACAACTACAAAGTGCCGTTCGTGGATTGGATACAGGGCGAAGCGGATGCGGCGGCGATTCCCGGCGCCTACCTTGCCGGTCTGCTGCAGTTGCAAAGCGACTATGAATCGGACATCAAGGCTATCAGTGGCCAGACCGGTCGTATTCCTCTGTTGCTTGATCAGATCAGCAACTGGACCGCCCCTGGGTACAACCGGACGCAAAGTAACGTGCCGCTGGAGCAGCTGCAAGTTGCGCTGGATTACCCTGATCGTTTCGTTTGTGCGGGTCCAAAATACTGGCTCCAAACGATCTCTGACGGCGTGCATTTGACCGGTGATTCGTCTATGCGTCTTGGTGCGATGCACGCTCGCGCAGCGCAGGCGATCATCGGCGGTCAGTCCTGGTTGCCGACGCATTGCCTGTCAGCTGTACTCATTGGCCAAAAGGTAACGCTCAAATTTCATACCCCGCACGGGCCGCTGGTAAGCGACACGCTGAATGTAACTGACCCCGGGAACTGGGGAATACGCTGGATCGATAGCTCATTATCCGCGGCAGTCAGCTCGGTGAAGTTGCTAGGCGCCAATAGCGTTGAAGTCATCTTGAGTGCTGTCCCAACAGGGGCAAACCCGCAGATTGGTATCGCCGACGTCGGCGTGTCGGGAATGCTCGCAGGACCAACAACGGGTGTTCGTGCCTGCCTTCGCGATAGCAGCCCTGACCTCGACACCAATGGGCAGCCCGTATTCAACTGGGCGTGCCATCAGCGCATTGCCGTTTCAACTTCGAACTAACATACACAAGGATTGGACAATGGCTGGTCAACTGATTGTTTTACCAGGCGTCAATGCCGCCGCATCTGCTGGAGCGGCTCGCATTGACATGAACTCTGCCGATAACATCGCCGCCCGAATCGGCACGCTGAAACACGCAGTTAGCGCACGGTCAATCGTGAACGTGGCTTCTGGCGGGGTCTCGGGTCGGTGCCGGGCTACGGGTGCGCCTCTAATCTCGAAAGGTGCAAATCAAACCGCTCTTTCTGTCGTTACCATCGGCGGTAAACCTGGTTTGGGCCTTAGTTCAGCTCTTGCAGCAGGCTTGGCGCTTCCGGCAGGAAGTTTGACCAACTCCTTCACCCATGTGCTGTCGACCTACATCGGGGCGGCAGATGTGGCATCTAGCTCATTCTTGAATCTGCTTTCAGGGTTTGATTCAGTCGACACATATATTTCTTACGGTCTAAGGTACTACGGCCAGACCGCTACTGGTGGAAGAGCTGACCGATTCGTGTCGCAGGCACCGAGCGCCGTGTCGCCGGAGGTTTCAGCACTCAGATCAACGACCGGGTGGAATGTGGTAGTGATTGACTACAACAACGACACTCGACTTCTGTCCATATCTGTAAATCAGACTTCTTCTTTCGCTACTGCTACCAAAGGTGCAAGCGCAAGCTTTGATGTTGGATCCTACTTAGAAATCGGATATCACCTGTCTATAAATAAGCTGGTAGATACGAAGGTCGGTGATCTATTCACGTTTAGCGACTCTCTTTTGCGGAGTTCGATTGGTGCAAGTAGCTTGGCGGCACTGGTGGCGGCTATAAAGACGGATTACGCTATAGTGTAAAGGTGACGGCGGTTACCCATATTTCAAAGCAGCCTGTTAGGCCGCTCTAGGTAATGCCCGCCACCGGTTAGTGTGGCGGGTAAGTCATGTCGATGCGATGTGATCGTTTAGCTTCAGCATTTTAGGATTGTATTTCTCAAGTTGATCTTTTCTGTCAAGAACACTTCTCGCAAATTTCTCTGGGTTTCCAATATCAAGCTTATGAAGTTCATATAGCTCAATATCCCACCATTCGCTGCTTTGTAGCATGCTCGAAACTTCTTCAGGGAATCGATACTTAATGATCTTGGCGGGGTTTCCTCCAACGATCGCGAACGGCGGAACGCTCTTGGTTACTACTGAGTCTGAAGCGATAATTGCGCCGTTTCCAACCTCAATTCCACCACGTAGGCGAACATTCGCACCTATCCATACGTCATGACCTATTTTTATAGGTGCACTTTGAGGTTGCGGTGTTACGACCCTATTAAATTCCAGGGAGATTCCACGCTTCGCAACTGAATTCGCGTAAGAGCTCACGAATTCGCGAGAGGCGTTGAAGGATGCGGAAGACATTATGGCGGAGTCCATAGGGTGCCTAAACGCTAAAAATTTCACATCGGTAGAAATCGAACAGTAACGTCCTATACTCGAGTTTAAAGGGAACTGCGACATGATTTCAGTGAACGATCCGGTGTTACAAATATGACCGCCGGCACCAAATGTGCAATGCTCTTCAATGCTCAAGTTTTTTGGTACGGAAATTATATGTCCTATCGACCAGCGAGCTCTTGATCCTTGATCTGAGTTTCGCCGGTCAAATATTGAATGCTCTGAAAAGAGGTCGAGAAGATACTTGTCAACTTCAATTCTTAATGCGTGTGCGTGCTCGGTTACAATTTTAATCATTTCAAGCCTTGCCTAGAGCTTTTGGTGTTATCGATCTACCAAGTCGGTTAGTTCTGAAGTTTGAATTTTCTGAACCTCCAGCCGGATTAGTTTTCGAATTAACTCAACCTGATCAGGAGTAAAGGCTTGGGC